TTGTCCTGGCCCTGAACGTATGCCGCCAGGCTATTGATGGCGGCCGCCGGGATCTGATCCAAGATGACCCCGAAGTAATACACCTGGCTCGCTGTGCGGACCATGGCCGTATGAACCGGCTCAGTCCCGCTGGCACTTCCACCCGATAGGTTAGTCACGCTCACCGGGGCGGTCTGCTTCTTGGAGGCCTGGCCGTAGATCGTCGCGGTGACCAGCGCCGAAGCGTCGACACTGGCGCCGATCGCATCTGCAATCTGCTGGGCTGTCGAGACCCCGGAAGCGATCTGAACCGAAATGGCGTTACCCACGACGCTTACGACTTCAGATCCGGCAGTCCCGCCGGTCGTATAGGCAATCGTGATGGAGTTCCCGCCGGTTCCGGTCGCCACGGCTTTGTAATTGATGTCCTGGACAGTCAGGTCGGCCGCCACGGCTATGCTGTGCTGGCGGGGAATAATGACTAGGCATCCCTGCGTCTGGATTGGATTGGGAGACTGGGAGAAAAACGCATTAGCGATGGCGGCCGCGAGACTGGATGACCCGAAATCCTCAGCGACCGAGGTGGCGTCCTTGTATTGCGCGTAATCCTGAGACCCATACCAGGCCGGCTGCTCAGAGGAAATCAGGGCAACGGTGTTGATGTTGGGAACCGCCAGCCCCTGGGGCGTGCCCTGGAGGGAGACGGTGATGAAGTTTGCGGGGCTGAGGTTCGTCATGGGTTTCTCCTTGTCATGCGTTGACCGTCACCGATGGCGGTACGGCCTGCGTGAAATCGTCGTAGTATTCTTTGGTCCCGTTCACGATCCTGTGGAATGCGGCGACCCGAACCCGGGTGGTGTACCGGCTCAGGTACTGCGTGACCTCGAGCGATGAGGTGTCGGTCATGGGCATCACGTTCCGGGCGATCTGGATCGTGTTGGCCACCTGCTTCTGCTGGGAATAAATGGAGGCCAGAGACGCGATCACTTCCATCCGGCGTTTTCGGGCCTGATCGTCAAAGGACATGATGTCGATCTGTATCTCGTGGAGCATGGCGATATCGACGACCTCATTCTGGCCGCCATCCTGGGCGTCTTCGATGTAGCTGTCGCGGGCTATTTCAACGTCACTGACAGCAGTGATCACCACGAAAAGGCCTTCCGTCGGGATTTTGAACTTCTGATAGGCGAGCATCACCTGTCCATTCTCAAGCCTCATATAGGTTTGAATGATGTCAGCAATGATTTTGATCGGCTCAATGCTCACGATGCTTGCCCCTCGACGAGCTGATATTCGTGGTAGTTATCCCAGTTGCTTCGATTCATGATTCTCAAGGTCACTCCTCGCGGATCCACGATCGCCCAATCCAGCTCAAGACGATCCTGAGTCCACAGCGTCCACCACTGCCATTCCCGCTGGCCTTCCGGCTTCACCAGAAGCCTTTGCGGATCCAGCGGCTGGAGGATGCCATCAATCCAGAACTGCGGGCGATCGTCAGATGACTCCACCACTTCGAAGTCTTCAACCGTCTTTTTGATCACCCGAAGCCGTTCGGTCTGACCAAGGCCCCAAAGGGCGTCTGACACGTCAGGCATCACAGCTTCACCACCTGAGAAGCGACTGAGCGGCGCAACTGGCCCGTATCGATCAGGATGGCCGCCGACCCCTTCCGTTTGATCGTGGATGGCTTGAGCGGCCGCCACATGCCGAATCCGCCCGATTTAAAGGCGGCCAGCACAGCGTCCTCGCAGGCGAACCCAAGATCTTTTAGAACTCGATCCATGTACCCCTGAGCGAGAAGATCACCCATTCCGACACCGGCTTTTTTGATGATCTCGTTCTGGCTGAGCCTGAGCGGCATCATGAGCCAAGACCGCGCCGGGATATTCCTCTCGAAAGATCCCAGCTCATGAAGCATCCCCACGTAGGCGTTATCCACCTCGTTGTCGTCGTTTCGATCCGTTCGGTCACCGAAGATTCCGATGCGCACGGCGTACTTCGACGTGATGCCTTTGACGAACCGTCGGAGCTTCGTCAGGTCATGTTTGACTATTTGGCTCATCATCAATCCCCGGCCCGCGAGCGATCGACACGTTGCCGACCAGCCGTGGGGCCATCATGTGCAGGTAGCGCTGCCCGTAGTCCGTCCGTAGGAATTGCGACAGGATTCTGCTGTTGGCGAGCGATTCAGGGATCGTGTAGTTCAGCGACACACTGCCCACTGATTTGCTCTGGATGACACCGCCCCCGGTATTCCCTGCCCCCTTGCCGGTGACCCTCGACGACGGGCCCCCGGCAGCCTGGAGATTGAGAACCAGCAGATGAGCCGACAGAAACAGGAAAGCCGTCTTCATTTGGGCTGAAGAGGACCACAACGATGTGTTGAAGAGGGGGAGTGCGTCGGCCAGAGCATTTGTGATGTCCAGTTCTCGGACGCACTCCTTCCCCGTTCCATAAACAAAGTCGCGATCGAATCGACTTCTGAAGTCGTCTGTCGTTGGCGGCCAGGCCATGAATCAGCCCTTCTTCCCGCTCTTCTTGGCTGCCGGAGTCGCGGACACGGGAGAAGCCGGCTCATTGGACGCAACGGGCGCCGAAGCGCCAAGCTGTTTCCGGAGTTCAGCGTTCTCTTCTGTCAGCTCCTTGATGCGCGCCTGGAGCTTTTTCGACTCGGCAACGGCCGCCGGCATGACCTTTGCCGCATCGACGATCGTGTGATAGTCCAAGAGGTCTTTGGCCTCCTGGTCATCCAGCGTCTCGATGCTGCTCCCGGGCTCAAGGATGCGCGGCTCTCCATTAGGCCCGGGTCTCATCGTGTAGGTCATCTGCCCTTGATTCAGCACGACAATCCGGCTTTTCTGCTCTTCTGGCTTTTGTGTCGTCATGGTGTCCCCCTTGGACGATTAGCTGTGGTCCATGTAATAGACTTCGGGTTCGCGGAAGATGACGCATCCCGTGAACTGACCGTATCCCACGCCGTTCCACATGAAGTTGTCAGCGGTATTCGGCGCGTTCAGCGTGAAGTCGACCGGGATGTCCATGCGGAGCGTTTCGGGATCCCGGCGATACAGGACGTATCGGTTCTTCCCGCCGGCAGACACGTACCCGGCGTTGTTCGACGCCATTCCATACGCGAGTCCGTAGATCAGGAAATTCGGGTTTCCCGTCATTTCCTTGAGCCACTCGTTCAGGTAGGAGAGGATGGTCCGGTTGCCAAACTGCGGGCTGGTGAATCCACCGAGGCCCAGGTAGTCGTCCATCGGGATTTCAAAGGCATCCGGCAGGACGGTGGATCCTGAGTTCGCGTAGTACTTCGACAGCATCACCGACACCATGGTCTGGATTTCGGCATACGTCATGCTCGAAATGTTCTTGGCGATGGTGGTCAGGTCAGCCGAGGTCAGGTTCGCGTTGGTCAGGAGACCCGGGACATTCGTCAGGTCAGATTTAAGGCCGAGGAATGCCGTCTTCTGAACGCCGAGGTCCCAGTTCTTTTTGAGCGCTTTCAGGCGCGCGGTAACCACGTCCCAGTTATTCGAGGCGAGGGCCTTGTTGACGTCCGGAACGGAGTAGTCGTAGCCTTTCGCCCACGTTTTGATGACCTGAGTTTTAGGCGCGGTTCCGACGTCGACTTTAGCGATCTTTGCGCCGCTGGTTCCCGCCTGGATGATGCCGGTCTCGAAATCCTGACCCGCCTGGTAGACCAGGTTCGTCTTGATGTTTTCGAGCCACGCGGCCTCACCGACCTCGACGGGGATCTTGTCGGCGACAGAGACCTCATAAAACTTCTGGTCAACCGTGCGCGCGCGGATCTGAGTCGTGGTCTGGATGGCGTACTGATACCCGAGGGATGCGGTATCAATAGCCCCGTTGGCGTTCTCCAGAGACATCCCAGGAGCCCATGTCACCGGCCCTTGGTTCTGAAGCTGTCTGAGGATCAGTTCTGATGGTTTCATGTTCATGTTCTCCTTGGTTTATACGGCCGACGACATCGGGCCGATGATGAGGTACCGACCCAAGGTGCTGGCCGGGACATAGTCGACGGCGATTCCGATTTTCTTCTGAGACGCAGACGCGTACGCCTGCACGAGACCGGAGCCGTTGTCTTCCACGGCCGCCATCGGGGCAATGGCGACTGCCGTGTTGAGAAGCCACACGACGCCCAGAACGAGCACTTCCACCATGGCGCCAGCGGAGAACGTGTCTCCCTGGATGTTGTGGGCGATGACGCCGATTGCGACGGCCGTTCCCTGAGCGATGATCTGAAGCGGCTGTCCAGGTCCGACCGTCACGGCGGTGTCGAGCGTGACGAGATCGCCGGCTTTAAGAGCCGTTGCCTGATTGGCGCTGACCTGCATGGTCATCACCACTGCGGTTTGCTGATGTTCAACCTGGCCTCTTACGGGCGCCTGGGTGAACTGGTTAATTGAGGTAGCCATTTGCGTTGATTCCTCCTGGTCTTAGTTTTTGATTTCGCCGTACCGCTCTTTGCCTGTAGCAAGACGGCTTTCCTGATCCGAGGGCGGCGCCGGAAGAGCCGGCGTCTGTCCCTTCGCCTGAGCGTTTCGCAACGCTTCCAGCCGTTCCTGCTCTTTCTTCGCGGCTTCAGCGGCGTTTTTAAGTTCCAATGCCTTCTTGTCAGCCTCTGCTTTGTCCGCAGCGTTTTTCAGCTCGACAGAGCAAAGACCACAGGATTCCATGGTCTTTTCTTTGTGCTTCCCGTCCTTGTGTTCCGTTTCCATGGAATTGGCCAACGAGTTCTTCAGGTGGGTTTCGTACCCCGCCCGGATGTCTTTCCAGGCAACCTTCCGACCGTCGCCCACGTCGATCAAGTCATCGTCCGCGAACTTCGGTTTGGCATTGGCGAGGCGTTTCTGCTCGTCTTCGTGGGCCTTGTAGCCGGCCAGGACGTCTTCGAGCTTCGCCTCTTTTCCAGGACCGATCTCTACAACCGAGTTGACCAGCTCCGCCTCGGAGGCGACCGTTTCCTCCGGCTTCTCAGTACTCTTCGTGAACCACTTCAGTTTCATGTGGCCTCCTTGGTTCGCCAGAATCCTGGCGCCCTCATAGCGAGGGTTTAGAACGACTGCCAGGTGTGTGTATTTCCCTCTCAAAACTTCGTTTTCGTACGGGATGTTGTGGTGCTTTCCGGGTTTGTCGCTCCACTCCACGACGTCATAGGCGCAGGAGACGCTGTAGGCTTTCAGGCGCATGTCTTCGGCGGTCTCTTTGTCCCAGATCAGACCTTCGAGCCAATACCAGCCGTCCGTGGCGTCGTACCAGACTCGCGTGACAATCCCGTCCGCGCGGCCCTGCGTGAAATCCGTGGCCGTCGTGTCCTTATGGCGTTTATCGAAAATGGGACATCCGACGAAAGACGACATCATCTCGTCGAGCGCTGGCTTCTGGACCAGCACAAAACCGATCTGCTCGTAGCAGACGAGACCCGGTTCAATGAATCGCATGGTGAAGCTGGCTCCACGCTGTCCCTGCTGGTTCTCGAGCATCTCCATCTCCCTTTTCCTCCGACAAAAAAGGCGGGAACCGGACGTCATTTCTGACGTCAGATTCCCGCCTAAGTCGGGGTTTTACCGTGGGCTTAGGGCCCTGAATGGGGAGCTACCCCAACCGGCTAGATTTTTAGACTACGACCTTTTCCGTCTCGCCGCCCTGCGCATGATCGTGATGATGGTCACGACTGACAGGCTCCCTACAATGTTCCAGATGCACGCGCTCATGCCGCGGCCGCCATTCGATTGATCACCGGTTTATCCACACACCGGCAGTTAAAGTCTTGACCGGGGTTCGCGCGCCGGCCTGTCGCCTGATCGACGACTGGTGGACTTTTATAAAAGAACCGCTTTCCGTCAAGGATCGCATGGGAATGACGGACCTTCTCATCGCCTGCCGTGTCCCAGACGTAGCTGTCGACGCCGCCCTCTGCGAACCGCATTTCCCGGTATTTGGACATAAAAAGTGCCGTCTCCTGGCGAGCCAGAAAGGCGGCCTTCGACCTGGTCACGCCATATCTCAGGCGGATAGTCTCAATGAGACGGTCGAATCGGTACCCCTTCATCGCGTTGTCTTCCACCACAGCGCGCAGCGTCTTGATGGCGCTTCTTGAAAAATCCTCGATGTAAATCGACATGTTCTCGGAATACTCTTTCGCCAGGCGCGCTTTGGATTCCGGGGTGATCTTGGGAGAAACGCCGATCGCATCCGCGGCGACTCGGAACCCGTCCTGAACCCGTTCAATGGTCTTCATGGCATCGACTCGATGCTTTTCGACGACCTCGCCCAGGTCAAACTCGCGTTGATCCAGGAACTTGAGAATGTTGTCATGCAGGGTCTTTGATTTCGACCGGAATGTCTGCGCCGTGGTCTTAACCCATGCCGGCACGAAGGCCTGATCGATGAAATAGACCTTCATGCGCTTATCGAACCGGCCACCCATGCGTCGGATCTCCACAGAGATCTGGGCGTTAAATTCGCCGCTGAATACGCCGCCCACGTACTGGATGCGCCCGGTGCGCAGGGCTCGCTCAAGATCGGTCGGATTGGCATTCTCCACCTGGATGACGCGCGCGGTCTTCGGGTCCATCTCTCGAATGGATTCCACGGGCTCCTTAAAGACGATCTCATAGAAGATCGTGCTGAGCTGATCTTCCATGTCTTTATAATCCTGATCTCTCAGGCGCTGGATCCCGGTCACGTTCATCATGCACTTCCTAAAGGGATAGGGGCCTTCACGATATCGTGAGAATGAACGATCTGCGTCTTGGTGTCCATAATGGCTTTCAGCGCGTCGGCGATCATGTGGGCGCACAGCAGTTTATTGTGCGTCGGCCCGGCCACAGACAGCGCTCCCGTCTGCTGATCCAGAGAAATGATGATCCGGATCTTCTCGGGGCTCTTCGCCTTGTCCTGTTCCTGCGTCATTTGTCCTTTCCCCCTTTACCTGACTGCTGCTGCTTGGTGAGCTGCATCTGAGCGGCGGTCTCCATCTCGGTCTGCGCCTGCGCGCCGGCCGGAGCTGGGAAATCCTCGAGCTTCCCCTGGGCCGCCTGGGTCTCGATCGAAATCAGGTTCTCCCGGCTTTCCGCCAGACCGACTTCCTCGGAGTTCATCAGCGACCGGTCGTACATATCCATGATCCGCTGATGCCGCTTCATCTTGACCTCTTCCTCGTCCATCGTGGACATGACGCGAAGCGGCTTGAAATCCCAGTGGAAATCGAAGGTCTGCCCCCATTTGAACAGGCAGACAAGGTCCAAGGTCTTGCGGATCACCCGGCGCATCCGTTGCCGGACTTCGCTTTCGACCATGGCGTTGTAGTTTTCGATATCGTCTTCCCCGGAGTTGAACCCGGTCGCCGAGATCCCGAAGAGCTTGGTGATCGGCATCCGCATGGCTGAGGCGATCCCGATCCGGTTCTCGCGCATGACCTCGGCCAGGCCAGAGAAGGTCAGCTGCTTGGTCTCGTATTCGTCTTCCTGATCGAGGATCAGCGCATTGTTGAAGTTCTTCAAAGAGTTCACGGCCTGAATGCGTTGCTGGACGATCTGGGTGCCCTCAGCAGAGGTGAGCATGTCGCGCATGCCTTTAAGCCGGTAGACGTCAACCTTGGCCTCATTCAGGATGTCGTAGAGCACGTTGCGAGTCCGGATGAAGATATTGAAGTCTTCCACCATCCGTTCGACTTCGCTCATGCCCCAGCCCTGCAGCTGCCAGCGGATCAGGAAGGGGGCCGATTTGCCAACCAGCGTCAAAACTCGTGAGCTGTGGAGCTTGTGTCCGTAGAAAACGTAGTGCTCCGTCATCCGGGAAGCGTACTGCTCGTAGGGGTTAAGCTTCCCTTCGATGACGTCTTTTGTGTCTGTCTGGGAAGTGAGCCGGGAAGGGGATTGAAGCTCCCAGCGCGAGGCCGCATAAAGCTCCAGATGTCGAATCGGGCGGGACAAATCGAGCGGGGTCGCGGGATCTTCTCCGGTGTTGATAACAATCGCCCCGCCGCCGTAAAGACGCTGCCAGATCCCGGCATCGGTCCAGACTCCAACGATGTCCTGATCTTCGATGAAGTCGTGGATCTCTTTGACGTTGTCCTCGTCAAGATTGCCCTCATCGGATTTGATCTCTACCCCACCGCGCAGGGCATCCAGCACCGGCGTGTCGATGGCCGTCTGGATGATTCCGTGCGTTTTGTAGAAGTAGGACAGCAGGGTGTAGTTGATGCTCAGCGGCGCCATGATGTTGTTCTGAATCATGGGGTTGAAGCTGGTGAGCGTGGTCGATCCCATCACGCCCTGAACGAGAGAGGTCAGCGAGTTCTGGAGCTGCATCTTCTTGATCTGAAGACCCTCGCGCATCTGAGAGTT